AATAGCTAATGTAACTTTTGCATTACCTGCTAAATCTTTAAAATCAGGTAAAAATCTTCTAACAGCTAAAAATACATCTCCTGCTACAGAATATGATTGACCTCTCATTCTTTGTTGTAGATCATAGTCATATGACTGTATGAATGATGTAACAGTTGTTGTAGATCCATCAGGATTAACTTGATCTGTGCCTATTTCATGTTCAAATAATGTAGTTTGCCCGAGCCCTGATTCACCAACAATAACTGGAAATGTCCCTGATGCACTATCATTAAACTTAGTTGCAAAAGGTGTAGGGTATATGGTTCCATCAATCCAAGTAGTTCTAGCTTCTGTTCCTATATACCAAACAGCTCCTGTTCTAGGATTACTTTCTCCATAATTGTATACAACATATTGATCATTGTATTCTGAATTAGATGATGGGTAATACCAAGTTACCTCTGTAAACTGGTTATTTAATCCTGCGTATACTTGTTGTCCTTTTGTAGTATCAGCTTGATCATACACATAATCTTGAACTGAACACGGTATAGATTTAACTGTACCATCAAATGCAAAGAAACCATTTGGTGACATCCAATATGCAACCCCATCTATTTCTATAGCTGCGTTTTTACCTATTAAACCACAGTTGGTACCAACTTGTTCAAAACCAAATACAAAATCTCCACCAACAAATTTCATAGTGTATAATGCATTGTCCGTCCAAACTAGAATTGATTCTTTTGCTTTTAGAGCACCTATTATTTTTGTGCCATCTTGAAGTCTTTGTGAACCAGCAGTATTAATCGCTGTAATAGTATATGCATTTATATCTTCTTGTTCTGAAAATCTTATAAACATATCATCTTGTGTTGCCGTGTTACCAATTGTTGTTTCTGTTCCAAGATGAATTAAGTGACGTGTTGTTGGTGATACAAGTGTAACCCTAGTCGCTGTTGGATTATTTGTAGTTGCAAAACCAGATGTTGCTGTAGATGCTCTTACAGTTAACGGATTAGTAGCACCAGCATTCCATGTAAATGTCTTACCATTTGCAATCGTTGCAACTAATACTTCTCCAAAATTACTTAATGACCATAGACCTGGTTCTAGTGTTACTTCATCTGCTGACGATGCTTCACCCCATTTACCTGCTCCCCAAGTATCTGTACCCCAACCATAACCATATGATTGTGCAGCAGGACCTACTGGTTCGTAAGGAATAAGTTCTATACTACCACCTGTAGATATAGTTGCTGATGCATTAGAACTTTGTGTAACTGTAAAAACAGAACTCGATGTAACAGAAGTTACTTGAAAGTTTTTATCTTCAAAATCAGATGCAGAATATCCTGTACCACTAGGTAAAGTTACACTATTAAATTGTACAATATCTCCTGCTACTAAACCATGAGTAGATTTAGTTATAGAGCAAACAGCAGAACCAGATGTAGTTGCAATTGTTGCACCAGATAAAGCTGCTTTTACAGGTGTAATGTCATATAGTTGACCTTCAAAATATAATAATAAAAATTTATCTGTACCTATAGCAACATATCTATTACCGGCTATATCAACAAATGCAAATTGACGTCTAGCAACACCAACTATTGTATCTGTAATTAATGATGACCAACCACCAACTTTTTCTGGTAATAAATATCTAAACCTTATGTTATCACAATCAACCCAACGTTGTTCAGCACCAACAGTTGTATTTTGTTTATCGATTCCTGGTAAGAATGTAAAGTCAAGTAGAGCCATATGTTAGCTCCTATATTTTATCTTTGTATACCCAGCCTCTCGTTGCATTAACATACACCAAGGTAAAAGCTGAAGCATTTGTTGAAACAACTAAATCAGATCCAGATCCATTTATATTAGACCCATTTCTACCAACAGTAAGGTTGTTAGATGCAAGATTGTTTCCACTATCAATAAATGTAACTTCGTTTCCAATAGCAGGTGATGCAGGTAAGTTTATTGTAACTGCAGCACTAATACCACTTCCAGATGTATCAACTAAAACTTGATCTCCATTGACTGTAGTATATGTACCACCAGGAGTGTGATATCCTTTAGTTTGTAATTTACCTGTAATGTTTGTGCCATCAGAATATAAAACTGTTGTTGATCCAATTGGTAAAGCTAGCCCGGTCCCTGATACAGTTTTAACAGTTAGTGTATATTGAGAGGAAGATCTATTTGTACCATCTTCTACAATAAATACTCTTTCTGCAGAATCTGGCATAGTAACTGATCTGTTTGCAGCTAATGTGCCAGTTAATTTATAATATAAATTTTTACCATTTGCTGTAGCATGATTTGCTAAAGACAAGGCTACATCACTAGATGCTACATCTAAAGATAAATAACCTGATGATGCTTGTTCTAATATTTGTAAGTTTGTGTTTGTAATAGTACCCCAGGTTCCTGATTTTTCACCTGTAGTAATTAATTCTAATTTTAAGTCACTTGACGTACTTGATGCCATATATTTCTCCTACGGATTGTCCGGGTCAATAGGTACCCAGGTACCAGTTGCCCCTGGAACTATCGGGTTCCATGATATCACAGAAGCAGTACCAGTTGCAAGGTTTATTCTTACCCCTGTTACACCCACTGTTTGTCCTATTTTAACAACAACGTTACCTACTGATATTTCTATTTCAGAGCCTCCTGGTAATACTCTTGCAGAGGCAGATATACCCACAGTTCCTGTGCTTACATTTACCCTGTTTCCTGTTAAACTAACAAAAACTGTTACGCCGCCTGGATCGGCAAAAGGTGAGTTTGCAAAAGGTGTTGCTCCAAATAACATAATTTTATCCTAATGATGTTTGCACTGGACTCCAAGTCATACTTGCTCCGGGCACAACACCATCCCATTTTTTAATTAATACAGAACCATCTGCAACATTTATTCTACTACCATCTGGTGTAACTGTTGCTTTTGCTACAATGGTTACAGTTCCTGTTGATAAATTTTGTCTGTTTGTAGTTACTGTTACAGTTGCATTTGCTTTGGTTGTAACATTACCTATTTCTACATCTACTCTGTTTCCTGTTACTGAAAGATTTGCATCTGCAGATATTGTAACTGACCCTGTACTAATATCGACTCTAGATCCGTTTGGTAATATAGTCGCCTTACCAACCGTTGTAACACTTCCTGTGTCTGCTTCGATTCCAGATCCTGATACAGGATATTTAAATGCAAATGTAGGTGTGCCTGTATTTAAATTTACTCTTGATCCTGTTAAAGCTGTTACAGCTTTTGCAACAATAGTTGGATCACCGCTAGATACATTAATACGGCTACCATCAGGAGATACAATAACACCTGTACCTTCAATAATAGTTACATTACCAATAGTAAAATTAAGTCTATTACCAGTAACACTTAAATTAGCATTACCTACTAAACCTACTGTACCTGTGTTAGCATTAATTCTATTCCCGGTTACGTTTACAAACGCATTAGGGTTAAATCCTGAATCTCCAAAAGGTGCTCCTGCAAAGGTAGTTCCGCCAAAAAACATAATATATAATCCTTAAAAGGGAGCTGTGTGGTATGTGGTGGTGACACAGCCCCCATCTAAGAATTATATCATCGTTTAAACCAAGAAGGAAGACCTAAATGTGGACGCTTGTCAAACATGTTATCCCTCGCTCCAGGTGTTTTACGATTGTTATAATGCAGAAAAACTTGTACGCATTCTTTGCCTTTGAATTTTTCTCTCCAATGCTCTAGCTCACAGCCAGAATAAACTAGCATATCCCCTTGTTTAAGATCTACTTTGACACCTTTTTTACCTACTTCTCCTGATGGCTCCAGATATATAGGCCAATCATCACCAGCAAGATTCATAGTAGTTGATATCTCACAACTAAATCTATCTTTGTGTCTTTTAAGTTCATCACCTTTTTTATAGATTCTAGCATATGTGTATGCAGGATATAATTTTAATCCCGTTGCTTTTTCCATACCAGGTTGACATTTAAGTAATAAAGTTTCCATAGCCATATTAGCGTATTGAGAGTATGTGTTTGGTATCTGTTCATTCTCTCCTTCATAATATCCTATAATAGTTTCAAAAGGTGAAAAGTATCTTGAAGCTTTACAAGTATCATAAACTTGTTTTTGCATTAAAAAATAATTTGCAACAAAAGCTGCAAGATCTTCTGATATTGCTTGACGAATGACTGTATATTTATTTTTTTTAAACGACATCTTTAGCCATCTCTTTTGGCACCGCTTGTATGTTCCAATGTATAAATCTAAATGGTTCAATACCAAAGTCTACTGCATATTCGTGTTCCAAGTATCCTGGAAATATAATTAATGTTCCTGGTTTTGGTTTAATATGAAATTGTTCGTGACCAGGCCACACACCTTTTAAGTTTGGTTTCATTTTTAATTTTGTACATCTTGCACCGGTCTTTGGTTCGTGAAATATTGGAAAAGAAGTTTTATCACTACACTTTAAAAAATAAAAACCTGATACATGTTGATTCCAATGTATATGTGCAGAGTGATGACCGCCACCTTTTTTAGCAAACTCTTGTACCCATAGTTCACTAAATAGTGTTGCGTATTGTGACATATCATAACCTTGATGGTCTAAGTATTCCCAAGACTTTTGACCAATGTAATTTCTAAAATCTAAAAAATCATTGTCAACTGTTAATGGTGTTGAGTGATGTGATGTACCAAAGTCACCAAACTTTTTTATGTGTTCTTTATTTCTTTTACGAGCTTCTTGAATATATTTGTTAGAAGCTTTGTTTAAAGATTTTACAAACTCTGGTTTTTCTTCACTCCATATTACAGTTGGAAAATAACTATTTATAAACATTATCTAAAAGGCCTCCCTAAATGCCATACCACAAGACTATATCTTGTGCCTGATGTTACTGGTTTAACTCTATGCCATATATGAGATGGAAATACAATAATGGATCCTTTAGGCAATATTTCTTTACATTGTATTCTATGCTTCGATTCATCTCGCATATGTGGATCGTAATTTCTAAAATCAAATTCTAATTCACCACCTTTGTATTCTGAACCATCTGTTAATTGACAAGTCATAGATAATTTTCGGATTTTACCATGCTCTGGTGTATTTGGTTTATCATAAGGTTTATCCCAACTATCGGAATGCCAATCGTAATATTGATTTAATTTATATTTTGTAAATTGACAAGACTCACTTCTTTCCCAATCAAAATTCCAACCAGCGTTTTTATTTGCCTGGTGAACGTATGGGTGTAATTCTTTATATATCCAGGTATCATTAAGCCATACTAAATCAGACTTTCTTTTACGCTGCATATTTTTAACCTCATCCTCTTTTAATTTTCTATCACCATAACCACCGGTTCTAGCCATAACTTCTTTTTGTGCGTTAGCATATTCAATAACTTCATCACAAAATTTAGGTGTCAATACTT